GAGACAATATCCTACTAGCAGTCAAACTTGCCAAAAAGAAAGGCAACTATTATGTCGCTTCTCTCTATGAGGTCACAGACGACAAGCTAGAAAGTATGCAACGAAGTGGCCGCATTCGAAGGCTTGACAGTCCTTCTTCCGAGGTGTTAAAATAATAGTATAGGATAACAACGAGGTCAGAAAGGCACCTGACGCACCTCTTTGAGGTAACTGAGATGTTGGATACGCCGCCCAACCGTTTGTTATGATATACCCGTCAAGACATCGGTTTACCGGTGTCTTTTCTTATCTATTGGACCAGTTAGAAGAGCATAATGAATGATAAAAATAAGAGCCAAGTCTTCCATGGTACCGGTTTTATGGTATAACCGATAATTACGCCAAAAAACACCGTCGAAACGGTGTTCTAGTTTTCTTATGACCCCCGAATGACCCCCTCCAATTTATCTGCTATGTCGCCATGGCGGCTAGGGTATAGGTGGCTATAAATGTTGAGAGTAGTATCCACTCGCTCGTGGCCCAATCTCTCACTAATGGCTAAAGGTGAGACTCCTAATTCAATCAACATAGAGGCGTGACTATGGCGTAGGTCGTGGACCCTAATTCTTGGTAGCCCAGCCTTGTCTGCTCCCGTCCTAAGCGTCTTGCCATAACTATATACCCCTAGGGTGAATAATCGCTCTGACGGCCTGTAATAGGGTAATTTAGAGGTGTAGTCATTTAGTAGTTCGAATACTGAAGGAGGCAAGGTGATGATGCGATTAGATTTAGGCGTTTTCGGCTCGGTGATCATATCGACGCCGTCAATCTTAACATAAGTCTTAGATATGCTGACAGTTTTTGCTTCCTGGTCGAAGTCCGATAGAGTTAAGGCCTGCAGCTCTCCAATCCGTATGCCTGAATAGAATAACAGAGTGAACGCCAGCTGGTAGTAGATATTGTCCTCTACGGTATACAGGAAGGTATCGAATTGGTCCTTGGTCCAAAACGCTACCTCACCGTTCCTGGTGCTCTTACCAATGGTCCCTGCCACTCTGACAGGGTTATTTTTTATGCCATGGAATTTGAGTGCATAGTTAAAGATAGCGGATAGGTTGGCATTGACTGTCCTTAAGGTGGTCTGGGCTATCTTTTCGCCTCTGTTAGTTGGTTGATTCATAAGCCAGTTTTGCCATCGTCTGACTGTCTTAGCATCTATATCAAGCATGGATTGATGGCCGAAAAACGGAACCATCAGACGATAAATTATCTTACGCTTGTTTAGCATGGTGACTGGCTTCAATCGATGAGAGCAGTCCTCCAGGTAAAGTTCGACAAAGGACTCGAATGTCATATCAGAAGCGCCAGATACCTTCTTCTTATATTCTTGTTCGAATGCCACGGCCTCTCGCTTGGTCTTAAAGCCTCGCTTGGTCTTATAGCGTCTTACGCCAAGGTCGTCCATATAGCTTACCTTGGCCATCCAGGTCTTTCTGGCTTTATCCTGTCTTACGCTCATTGTAGTACCTCCTTCGTTGTGGTACAATAAGGGCATAGCAAATAGCCCCATTGTGGGTGTTTTGTGGTAGCTCCACCCTGTCCTCGCCAAAGTTCAGGGGTGGGGCTTTTTTTGTGCTTAAATGGCGTCACTGCCTATTTTGCCAACCTTGGCAAATATGGTTAGGTCGGGCCATTTGTATATAATGCAAAAAGTGCCCTGGATAATCCAAGGCACCGAAAATTCTCGAGATGGTTTTCACGCCGGTTCACGCCGACTTCGTGCCTCAATTATAACATATATACATAAGTCAATCAATGATGTTACCGAACGCTTTTTAATTGTTCTAACCGATTGGAATTTCAACTGTTTAAAATCACTAGCTTTTCTTTTCCAAGTAAATTCCTGGGCTTATAAAAACGCCGTCACGTAGGGGTTAGTCTATTTTCCTCTGTTTATACAAAAATAGACGGATACAAAGTACCCGCCCTAGCCCTATAGGCAATATCTGATAAATAGTCCTAAAGACTCTACATATATATTATCAGATTTGGGTACTTTAGTCAAAATGCATAAAGCACGAAAGACCGCAGATACTAACATCTACGGTCTTTCGGTTGGCAGAACCTCTGCCCTTCAAAGATTAACCGTAGTATAGTACTATTTTTTAGGTTTGTCAATCAATCCCCGCTAGTTTCTCCTCTACAAATCTACACTCACCTGAACAGCCTTCCCAATGATCCGTGCAGGATTGTCGTCGGTAATGATATAAGGCGGATAGTCCGGATTGTCAGCAATTAACATGACGATGTCGCCTTGTTTCTTAACTCTCTTAAGCGTGGCCTCGGTGTCACCGTTGACCAGTACGGCAGCTACTTCGCCATATTCGACTGTTGGCTGCTCACGAATGAGTACCAGGCTCCCCTCCGGAATAGTAGGGACCATGGAATCACCTTGGGACTTCAAGTAGAAAAGATTACCAGACGGTAAACGGTCCGATAGCTCCTCGCGGTAGCCGGTGATGTTTTCCTCTGCCAGGATAGGTTGGCCACATTTGATGGTACCGAGGATTGGAATAAAAGACACCGCAGCTGTATTTACAGGTATTAGGTTAGATGGTCTGGGACCATCTGACAAGTCTATATTCATTAAATCGTCTAGGTCTACATTGAATATATCAGCAATCTTTGCGAGAGTACCTATTTTAGGTGTATAGGTTCCGCTTTCCCACGAGCTGATGCTCGACCCACTTTTCTTGCCAAGCATCCGGGCAAGCTCAATTTGCTCAATGCCACGTTTCCCCCTAAGATATTTCAAATTCTTAGCAAACATATTCATCACTCCTAGTTTTCCTATATTATAGCACCTCTTCTGTATAAATGAAACATGTTTCGGAAAAATAAATCAGAAAAACTGAAATTTAGTGTTGACTTCAGAAAAACAGAAGTATATAATATGGGCATAAGGTTAAGAAAGGCCTTAAAAAGGAGGTGAAAATATGGAGAAATACTCATTGGCCCAGTGGCGCAAACTTCGCGGTCTAAGCCAAGAGCAATTAGCGGTAATGGCTGGTGTATCAGCACGTAGCATTATTAACTACGAAGGTTCCGAAACAGCGTTAAGTAACGCTTCTTATAAAACAATCCAAGCATTAGCTGATTGTTTAGGCATCAAGATTAGCCAAATTTTTTTAAGTGCCACTTCAGAAAAACAGAAATAGAAAGGAAGAAAATATATGAACCTTGTCGAACTAAATGACAATCACGAGCCAATCGACCTTAAAGTAGATGTAGCTGATAAGTTAGCCGAAATCATGGCTAAGAAAGATAACCAAATTTAGGAGGAAACAATCATGGCAAAAGAAACTAAAGTAACGTACGAAATCAAAAGTGGAAATGTGAAAGATGCTATCGAAATAGTGAAGAAAATCAAAGAAGCACACCGCGAATCTCACGATGTGCTTGATATCAAAGTGACTACTCATTAAAAGAAAATCACAACTTTGATTATTTCACCAGGCAAAGAAACGATATTATCACCAATGAAAACGTAATGTCCACCTATGTGGAATTTGAAATCCGAAAATTCTTGTGGGGAAATCTTGGTCACTTCTCCACTGCTATCGCTAATGTATTTAACCCCATCAATATTGTTGATATCATATACGCCTTCACTGGTAACTACACGAGCACTCATGTGATCCACCATTATTATCACCTCCCACCGACTAAGATTCCCGAATGAGGGGACAGTCATCGTCATTCTACCATCTAGGTAGGCTGGAGGGGATATAGGAATCGCAACTCAGCAAGAAACCTAAAACATTTAGCAAGAATCTTAAACTTTGAAAGAAAGAGGAGGAATAACAATGTCAACAGTAGTCAAAAGCCAAAATTACACAGTACAAGAAGTGGCTGACTTGCTCGGATGCAGCAAAAGCCACGCTTACAAGCTAGTACGCCAAATTAACAAAGACTTGAAAGAGAAGAATTTCTTGGTATTACCAGGCAAAGTAAACAAGCTAGCGTTCCATGCAGTAGCGGGAGGAGCACCGGAATGAAACTATCAATGAGAAACATACATATATACGCCTGTATCTTTCTGTATATCATGTGCTTCTTTACCGCTATCTGGGCGTGGTGGTGCAACGGATGCCGACCAGGAGGAGATCCAGTGGCTAACGGAGTCATCATCATCGCAATGATAATTGGTGGAATAGCAACAGGACTATATGAAGAAGAGGTGAAAAAATAGTGCATTATGATGATTTGCCACGTTTCGCAAAATTGAACGCGATTAAGCAGGTGCCAAACGGCTATAGCGTGTACGACTATCGTTACACAGAGGAAGGGTTAATCATGACCTGTATCCGAGAGAAACGACATGAGACGGCGCTAGAGCAGTTGGAGCATTCTGTTGAAGAATACAAAAAGTCCCGCGAACACACGCATATTAAGGACATCGTGGAGTTCGCGAGACTATTAGAGAAGACTCGATGAGTCAACCCATGGATAAGGAGATTATAACATGAAATGTGTAAAAAAAGAAGAAAGAATTTATGTCGGAGAATACACTACAGCCAAGTACCCACGGGTCCGCATTGAACGTGAAGCCTACGAAAAATTGTGCTTCATTGCAAATGAGACCGACCGTACATTGAATGATATCGTGACGACCTGCATCGATTTCGCTATTAGCCAAATGTCTTGCGAAGTTGAAGAAATCAAAGTCGAGCGTCGTGTGTTCCGATTAGCTGGGGAGGAAGTCTAATGACAATTAAAATTGCATCACTCACTACCGAAAATGTAAAGCGCGTTAAATCCGTACACATTGAACCTAGTCCAAATGGATTAACAATCATCGGTGGCAATAACAACAATGGTAAAACGAGTATTTTAGACGCAATTGCCTGGGCCCTTGGCGGCAATAAATACCGTCCTAGCAAAGCGCAACGTGAGGGTTCAGTAGTTCCGCCAACAATTAACCTTAAGCTATCGAACGGACTTATTGTTGAGCGAAAAGGTAAGAACAGCGACCTGAAGGTGACAGATCCGACTGGCAACAAAGCAGGGCAAAACTTATTGGATAGCTTTGTCGAAGAACTGGCTATCAACCTGCCTAAGTTCATTAACTCTAGCGATAAGGAGAAGGCAAACACCTTACTCGAAATCATTGGGGTTGGCCAACAACTGTACGAGTTAGAATGCCAAGAAAAAGAAAAGTACAATATGCGCCGGTCAATTGGCCAAATAGCCGACCAAAAAGAAAAGTTTGCGAAAGAGCAGCCGTTCTATCCGGAGGCTCCGAAGACCTTGGTTTCTATTACGGACCTCATCACGCAACAACAAGATATTCTGGCCAAGAACGGCGAGAATCAACGTAAGCGTGATATGACCGACCAGCTTCATCGACAAGCTACTCAATTGATGGCAGAAATTGAGCGGCAAGAAGATACCTTAGCTAGACTCAAAGAACAATATCAAAACGTCTTACGAGATTACGATGTGGCACAGAAGACATCCGAGCAACTCCAAGATGAATCAACCGAGGAACTCGAAGAGTCCATCGCAAATATTGAAGCTATCAACATTAAAGTCCGAGCTAACCTGGACAGAGAGAAAGCTGAACAGGATGCCGCAGAGTATCGCACACAATACAATAGCTTGACCACAGAGATTGAATCGCTTCGTAAACAGCGTATGGATCTATTACAAAACGCGGACCTACCGCTAGAAGGCCTCTCGGTTGAAGATGGCGAGTTACTTTACAATGGACAACGTTGGGATAACATGTCAGGCTCTCAGCAACTCATGGTATCAACCGCTATTGTCCGTAAGCTGAAGCCAGAATGTGGTTTCGTCCTCATCGACAAGCTTGAACAAATGGATATGCAGACACTCAATGAATTTGGCGCATGGCTCGAACAAGAGGGCCTCCAAGCTATCGCAACACGAGTATCCACTGGCGATGAATGCTCTATCATCATCGAAGATGGATACGTTAAGAATTCGGAATCAGTACCTGCTGCCCCACCTACACCGAAGTGGGAAGCCGGTAAATTTTAGGAAGGAGAATAACAATGGAAATTATACGAGGAATACAGGCGAAAGCTCAGAAAACTGTCATTTATGGTCCTGAAGGGGTCGGCAAGACAATATTAGCTAGCCAATTTCCAGAGCCTGTCTTCATCGATACAGAAGGGTCTACAGATAACATTGATGTGGCACGTTTGAAAAAGCCCACAAGTTGGACAATGTTAATGAATCAGATTGCTTTTGTCAAAAGTAATCCGACAGTTTGTAAGTCACTAGTTATCGATACAATCGACTGGGCAGAGCGTCTCTGCATCGATCACGTCTGCGCTAGCCATAACAAGAAAGGGATTGAAGACTTCGGTTACGGCAATGGATATACCTATGTATCAGAGGAATTTGGCCGCTTGCTGAATCGGCTTCAGGAATTAGTAGACATCGGTGTGAACGTGGTTTTAACAGCGCATGCCCAAATTAAAAAATTTGAGCAGCCAGATGAAATGGGGGCCTATGATCGCTGGGAATTGAAACTAGGTAAGAAGACCACCTCTCAAACAGCGCCACTAGTAAAAGAATGGTGCGACTTACTTCTATTCTGTAACTACAAAACGCATGTTGTGGCTTCCGACGACAAAGGCAAGAAACATAAGGCCCAAGGCGGAACCAGGGTCATGTACACTGAGCACCATCCTGCGTGGGATGCTAAGAACCGCCACGGATTGCCATTCGAAGTTCCATTGGCGTATGGTTCAATCGCCCACATCTTCGAACGCCAAGCGCAATCGCCACAGTCAAATCCAACGCCTTTACAACCGGCTCCTAAGCCATCGCAACCTGTGCAAGTAGTGCAACAAACACCACCTGTCGCTCAATCACAACCAGTACCTATGCAAGCTCCTACTGCGGAACCTGTATTAGCTCAAGCAGTGGCCGAGGCTCACGAAGCAGAGCAAACAGCACTCTTTGGCGATGGTATCCCAGATGCTCTCCGAGATCTAATGAGAGCTAATGCAGTAACCTCTCAAGAGATTGAACGTGCGGTGGCTGAAAAAGGCTTCTACCCACTGGGGACACCAATAGCTAATTATGACCCTGGCTTTATCGACGGTGTCTTAGTAGCAGCATGGGACCAAGTATTTGAACACATCAAAAAAGATAGAGAATTACCATTTTAGGAGGAAGTGCAATGAGCCAAATCAACTTAAATCTATCTCAGTTAGCAAATGGAGGTATTCAGGAGAAGATAAACTCCGAATTAGAAAAAGTCTTAGATAACATCATGGACCCAAATACTAGCCCTAAAGAAAAACGGAAGCTTGTCATCACCTTAACCTTTTCGCCTAACGAAGACCGCTCACTCATCACAACGGAAGCTAATATCAAGCCTAGCCTAGCAGCACAAAATAATGTATCAACAATGATCATGGCTGAGAAAGATTGGAAAACAGGTGAAATATACGCTAATGAACTTCAAAGCGGAGCAAAAGGCCAAACTTTCTTCGACAATGACGGTTACCTTCGGACCGACACAGGCGAGTTAATCGAAGATAAAGCGGAAAGTTCAACAATCGTAGACTTTAATAAAAAACGTGCCTCTAACTAAGAAAGGAAGTAAAAATCATGTCAGAAAATATTAAAGAAGCTTTAGAATACGCAGTCGACTTATCAAGAGATGCTGAACCTATTTTGGTAGATGACGCAGGCGATGAGTGGTACGACGGAAATCGCTATAACATGAAACCATTGGAGTCACCGGTTTACCTACCTAAAACAATGGAGCTTAGCACATTGACTGGTTTGGTAGATTATATCAAATCAGGGCTCAATGAACTCAGCGAGCAAAATCTAATTGTTCAAGTCGCGGGGCCTCGCCTGGTTAATGTTTATGCAGAAGATGAATGCATGTATAAGAAACGAGCTCATCTTGTTGAGGTATCTGCAATTGGCTTGATTCCAAACCTTACACTGGACCACTACATGGATCAAGAGACATTCAACATTGAATTGCAATCTAAGTATGAAGATGCAAACGACCGGAATCTGCTCCTTGAATTCACCTCTAAAGTAAAAGTTGAATC